TGAGTGACCGGAGATGTGAGCTGCTGCTCGCATCATCACGGTAGTTGTGTCAGTGTCGGCTGAAAAAAATAGTGTAGGAACCTTCGCTCTGATTGCATAGATAAGTGCGAACATAGACTTACCAGCATTAGGTGCAGCTGCAACCATACATACCTGTCCACGTCTAAACTTAATCTCTTTTGCTTTTAGGTTAGCCCATACGTCAGGTAGAGGTGTTGCTTTGGTAAGCACACCGCCCCACGCACGAGATAAATCAAGCACTCTTCCAGTTCCTTACTTGTATGTTCTTGCGTTTGCGTAATTGTGTACGTTCGTACTCTGTTAGACCACCCCAGATACCAAAGCGTTCGTTCTCAATACCCCACTCTGCACATTCAGTTCTGTGTAAACAACTTCTACAGATTGACTTTGCATAACTGGGATCTAATAACTTGCGATGTTCTGGGTCATCTCTTTCAGGAAACCAAAAGTCTCCACCGATTTCTGCACATAATGGAGTCTCATATTCACGAGGCTCCCGCATTGTCTATCGAACCCAAATAGGCTCGCACTTGTCTAGCGCACCCTTAGGTGCAGCACACATATACCCACGCCAAGCCTTACCTGCTGCGTTGACGCCTTCTTTGTAAGGCATAGTTCCGTGCTTGCAAGCCTTAGCCCCTGGTGCTTCTACTGGTGCTGCAACTGGTGCAGGTGCATTGAACTGTGCTGCAACTGATTCAGCAGTTGGTGCTGCTGGTGCTGACTGTTGTGAATACTGACCTTGTGGTGATGTCCACAATTCTTTTTCAGTTGTCTTAATCAACTGAGCAATCATTGCAATATCAGTGATTTGTATTTCTAAATCCCTAATGCTATCTGCGTACAAGTTGATAAGAGTTCCTTCTTTGTGTGTCTTGAAGTTCACTTGGAACTTTGTTCCTTCTACTGACATTTACTTGCCTCCAGTTTGTTTAATAGATAACCGTTGTGATTCTGTACCAAACTTCTTGGGAACAAACCCAAGGAGTTTCTCTACCTCGCTACTGTCAACGCTCTCACGACCCTTAACAGTTGTCCAACTTACTTCGATACCGCTATTAGTAGTACCTAGTAATCCTTCAAAGCTAGTCTTTAATGAATCTTGTTGTGCTTCTAGCTCTTTGATCTGCACTGCTAACTGTAAGTACAACAGTGCGTTCTTGTCAATATCAGCATCATCAATGATTACATCACTGACTGCTGTATGTTCTTTTTTTAGACCAACGCATCCCATCTGCCCAGATGCGTCGAAGTATTTACAATAGAACTGACAGTAGTTTGCATCCTTCTCAGGTGCTGGTGCTTCCTTTGCTTCTTTGACGACCGCTAGCCAACCGAGTGCCTCTAGTGCGATTGATTCATCATAGTTTTCCGTGTGAACTTTGATGTCTCTTTCATCGCCGTCCCTTGCGATAGCCACTAAGGACACTCGGTTGACCGCATAGCCGTTCTTTGCCAGGAGGTAGCCGTAAAGTTGTACTTGCCAACGCTGTTGCGTTGATGGGAAGTAACCAAGGTTCTTGATCTTGGAAGTCTTCCAGTCAATGACATCACCAGTACTAGGTACGAATGCGTCAATGTGTGCCTTCATCCCATTGTATTCAACTTCTGTTTCAATCAATACATCTGGGTTATCAACTAATGCTCTTTCAATTTCTGCGTGGATAGCAGTACCCATAATGGCTGCTAGTTTTAATTCATTATCGTTAGTCTCTGGTTGGTCATTGAGTCGGTACCAAACCTTACGTCGGCAACCGCCTACTTCTGATGGACCAATCTGTACCTGTGTAGAACGTGAACGCTTAGCATCTCCTGCTAGGAGTGCAGTAAGTAATAGTTCTTTAGGATCAGTTTGCATTACGCACCTGTTCCAATATAGTTTTGAAATCTTCTTCTGCTGCTTTAACTACAGATGAAATACCGTCTTCATAGCCAACACCGTATGCTTCTTTCAAAGCAAACTCAATTGTCTTTTCCATTTCATATCCTTTCCTGGATAACGAACTGTAAAGGCTTACCTGTGTTGGCGTCAAGCACCGACGCTATCTCAACTGCCTTGCGGGCGTGTCTCCTTGCGTACTCTACTTCGATATCATTCTTTCTAACTCCATAGAGATACCCAAGAGCAAACTGACCGCCGCTACCAATACCGTATAAACCGAGAGAGCTTTGGAAAAAAGAGAGATCACAAGCAACACGAAAGATATTGCCATTAAAGCTAAATAAATAATCGAAACCACCATCTTTGTCTGCCTTACTGTAGTCGTAACTACTGTCGTTGAAAGCTGCGAGAATACTAGGGATTACCTTACGCCCCATAAACAATACTGGGTCCTCACCTTTATAGACTGGAGGCTTCCAGTTATAGGCAAGGATATCTCCAGGTCGTGTGTCACCTGATATACCTAGTAAGTACTTGCCCACCTCAACTATCTTGGGCGTACTGGTCGCTAACGTCACAAGATTATCTTCTGTGATCTGTGAGTCAGCTGCGAAGAGCGCGTAATCAATACCTTCGATAGCCACGATAGTTGTCATAGTCACAAGACTACCAGTGAACGGCGTGTCGCTACTAGGCGACACCCTACTGGGCACTACCATATGAGCCGTGAGGCGAATTAAACAGCAGACGGGCGCCCCTCAAGGGCGCGACAGTAACCATACAGTTACTGTGCGGTTCCGTCTACCAACCCTGCCATCGTTTAGATGGCGCAGAGATGCCCTTCCTGAGCCTTTCGGGGCCGATATGCGGGCACTTGGACCCACTCACGTATGTTCTTGTGGCTCACAGGTCTTTAACGTCTTAGCCAGTTTTGAAGATTATGAGCTGGTCTGGTACTTCCTTGATGCTACCTGTGCCAGTTGTGGCAATCTAGTAATAGTTCCCTGCCCAGTAGACAAAGAATAGAAATGCGAAAAAGGCCCCCACTCCCGAAGGAGTGAGGGCCGATAGCCTCGCAGTCAAACTTTACTTCTTGACGGTCATCGTCAAACTGTTCTTAGGATTAGCCCAAGCAATAATTACTGGGACTAGTGCTAACCAAAGTGCGTTAGCTGCGTGCTTCCAATCTGATGTTCCAAAATCTAGTGGGGACTTGCCAATGACTACTACTGCTGTCAGTAAATTACCAACAAACCACTTGGCCCACATATCTAATACTTTTGAATTTAACTTCATTGCTTCTCCTAGTCTTTGAACTTCGGGGTACCGAATCCAACGATGAACACTGGTAACTTCTTCTTGTTATCAGCTTTGTACGCACGTGTTTTTTGTACTACTTCTCCACCATTGCGCTCTGATGCAGACTTCTTCTTGTCCCCAGATGTGTTACCTTCGATAGTGGTAACTGTGCCATCTAGGTTATCTCTGACCACGATAGCTACGTGATCTATTGGGTTGCCGCCTTCTGCAAAATCAAAGAAGGCAAGGTCACCTGGCTTTGGCTTAGCAGTCTCGTGGTTAGACCAGGCGCCAGTACCTTGAAACTTTGCAGCACCAAGAGTTGTGGACACTACGCTAGGAATCTTTAGCCCTACTTGGTTAGCACACCACATAACAAAAGAGCCACACCAAGGAGCAAAATTAGCTTTGGTAAAGGCTCCATATTTTGTCTCGTTATCTTTAGGCCCTTCGACGTAGCCGATTTCAGCACGTGCTGCCATTAAGAATTGATTGCGTTGACTCATTCTGCTTCCAACTTAGTCTTGATAATTGCTTGGTTAATTTTAAGATCAACAGCATCTCTTTCGATGCGGTCAATCGCGTCCCTCATTGATTCGCCACCATTGTTATAGAGCTGATATTTAATCTTTTGTAGGTCATCACATACTGGAGACAGAGCTAAGACAACAATTGACTTAACTGTGTAGTGAAATATCTTCCAGAATGCAATGAGTACACCAGTACCTACGAAGAAGTACGCGTATACAAAACCTGACCAGTCTGCTGGTGACAAGATAGTGCTCCTATGCTGTTCTAATTGTGACTAGCAATAGGCCTCCGTAGCCGGAGTATCGCTTGTCGGTAGGAGTGCGGTTGATAAAGTCCATCTCTTCGATAAGTCCTAGGTAGGACTCACCAGTACGGAAGTCTTCTACCTTGATTAAGTCTCCAAGGTTTTCAATGGACTGTAAGTTAAGCAAGCGGTTATAGGCTGCGCCTTCATAACCTGCTGGGTTGTTAAAT